GAAGTTCTTGCCACTCTGCTCTTTCGATTTCCTGAAGTTCTCTAGTCTTCTTCATTTCTTCTGCCCAAGCATCTCTAAGTTCTTGTGGGTATTCAGACTCTTCTCTGTCATCCCAAAAAGAACCAATTGTATATCTGACACCCTTAGTAATAAGAGAAACCTCATGCATGTTATTAAATCCACCATCAAACACTGCAAGCATACCAGTCTTAGGCTCTATATCAATATCTTGATCTGGGAACTTAAGCAGTCCGCCTTCAAAGTCATCATTTAGATATAGAAACCCTGCATACCTGCTTCTTGTAAAAGCACCAGAGTTTCCCTTTTCATCTGTGTTATCAGAGTGAAGTCTTGCATATGCTCCTGGCTCCCACTTTTGAGTGTGGTATCCAATCTTTGAAATAATCTTTGGATCTAGGTCATGAACTGAGGCAATTGCTTCTGGCATCATATTCTCAATGTCTGAAAAGATTGTTGGAACAAGTCCAGCGTCAATAACTTCTTGATCATTATCTTGTGGTAATACAGAAGAGTATGACTCGTAGAATGAAATAGGCATCCAGGAAATTTTACCGTTATCTGCTTGAGCGTCTAGTGCTACAACTATCTTCTTGCAGTCTTCCTCAGATACAAAGTTTTCATAAACCACGATATCCTTGGTAATTCTTTTCTTGTTTGCTAAACTTAGGTTGCTGTTTGTCATGGCTTTCTGTCTCCTGTATGTTCTGTAATTTCCCAGAAGAATGGACAGGTGTATCTGATACCACTCTTAATTTCTGTTACTCCGTGAATGTACTGCATATCCCCTGGGAAAAAATATGCTGCACCCTTCTTAGGCTTGAACTGGACACCCTGATTAGGGAAGTATAGTTCTCCGCCCTCATAGTCCTCATTCAAGTAAAATAGACTTGATAGGTCATAGTTTGGAAAATCGTTTGGAAGTCCAGCATCTGGACCCTCATGTAATTCTTTATCTGCGTGTGGTCTCTGGAACTGACCTGGAAGCCATCTAACAATAGTTGTTCCAGTTGGGGTTACACGAACCTTATAAAACTCCTCGACGATTGGCTTTAGTCTTTGAAAAAGTCCTGCAATAACTGGAGCGATTGCTGGATCATTTTTGTCTAGTGTTGGACTTGTAGCAACTCTATCTTTCCAATAATCTGAGTCATAGACAACGGTTCCGTTCTCATTTACATGGCTTTCTGTTACATCCCAGATTGTTATAGACTTTGCAGCCTTTTCTAAAAACTCGATCTCTTCTTGTGTCATAAAGTTTTCTAGTTCAACAATCATTTCTTTGCCATTGCCAAACCAGCCTGAAGGCGTCATTGACGGCTTTCTAACTACAACGGAAGCATTTTTATTGTCCATAATTGAATTATATCATAGGGTTTAGACCCTACAATTCCCTCTCTATCTCTAGTTGTTTTAAGAATCTGTCTGCACTAAATCTCCAATTGTCTTTTGCAAATGATGTGACAATCTTAATGCAGACTTCCTCATAGTCTTCTTGGCTTAACTTATCTTTCAAGCCGTGCAATGCTTCAACTGTATCTATATAGTTTTGCCTAACAAAAGATGGGTCCCCTGCATGATTTCTTTTTAAAACCTTTGTAAGAGCATTTCCAGATGGCTGATATAAAGATACAGTTAGATAGTCTTTGGCAAATCCTGCATCTTGGTACATCTCGTATCCTTCTACTGCCTGCTCAACATTATCAAAAGAAATTATTGACCTTACTGGAGATTCTCCATCCCTAGATACTGTTATCATATAATGTCCGACTCTGCCTTCTTTGGCATTTTTAACATACTCATTTACCATATCATCATGCGTCATATTTAGTTCGCTCATTATTGACCAGTATTATCCTTTACGCTAAGTTTTAAAGTTTTTACTTCATGAGATCCGAGAGACTCTTGTTTTTCATTGACTGCATTTCTATACCAGTCAGTCCATTGACCAGACTGATTTAAAACTTGAGCAGCCTGGCCATAAGATATGTTTGCTTGCTCTCTAATTCGATCAGCATCTTCGTATGCAACAATGTTTATCTCAGTATTGTTTAAGTTTGTAAGAGATATTGGAAGAATTGTTGCAACTGGTGTTCCAGCCTTAATAACAACACGTCTGTTTGCTGCTTTTGCTTTAATCGCTAGAGGCAGAGGATTGTCGTAAAAAGATGTACTTATTAATGATGACATTGTTTCAAACTCATCACTAAAGTAGTTTACTGGATTTATTGTAAATATACTAACGTCAGAATCTGTTCTAAATATCAAGCCAGTATCTAGGCTTACAGATGACTGTCCTCTACCAGAGTATGCTCTTTCTGGATTAAAGATTGTCACATGATCTTGTGTTTGATCATTGATTCCGTCCCAGATAAACTCAATATCTTCTTTGCAAGAAAGACTATACCCTACAACATTTGCTTGAGTTACTGGGAAACATCTGTAGGCATGATTTTCTGAAGTTGCATCCATCCAATCTCTTTTAATAGACATTGGTGCAATTTCAAATATGCAGCCTGGAGCCTTCTCTACTGAAATGTTATACATTAATCGTTGTCCGCAACATACATTTCTGGTGTGTGGAACTTCTTATTGTAGTCAAGCATTGTCACTATAGAGTACTTAGTACCACTAGTAACTGGCATTGCACGATGTGGATACATGTAGTTTGATGGGAAAATAAATAAGTCTCCAGCCTCTGGCTTAATGTTTAAACCTTGAAGTCTAAAGTTTAGTTCTCCACCCTCATAATCATCATTTGGATATGCCACTAAAGAAACAGTACAGTTATATGAGAACCCATGATCGTGATGTTCTTGGAAGTGCTGTCCTGGTCCATACTTAATAAAGTTAAATGCTTCCCAATACTTTAGTTCATGAATATTGTGAATCTTTGAATAGTCTTGAACTGCAGGAAGTTTTACATCATACAAGTCCTGCCACAAAGCCTGAAGGTTTAGACTTGTCTGACTCTTATCATACTCAATATCTGTCTTCTTAAATTTAAAGTCGTTGCAGTCTCTATACTCTGGCATAAGTTGTTTATATCCTACATAGGCAGGAAGCCATGCATACCCTGTTGTGTCACCTACTGGCTTTAGATTAGACTCTAGCCGATTGATAACATCAATCTCTTTTTTGATTACTCCCTTATAGCAATAGATTCCATTACCGAAATCTTGTTTATCTGTCCATGTTTGCATTATATGTTCCTATCTATATTCTCTTCTTGACCAGACTTTATTTTTATATACCCCGCCATCTGGCTGGCGATAAAACTGCATGTTCTTAACCATTTTATCATAAATTTTAGACTGATCTAAAATCTCTACTTCATGCTCCCAGTTTTCTCTTTTAAACGGAAGAACCTGAAGGTATGGAGTTCCTGCTGGCAATGTTCCTTCCCAGCCTTCTGCAATAAAAAATGGAAAACTTCCAAGTAAGTGAACTTTATCAGAGTCAACTATTCCAGTTGTATTCAGGAATGGTAGATCAAACCTATTCATCGGTGTCATGAATAAGGAACTGTATCCTTCTGGAAGTTCTAGGCCCCAATCAGAGGACCAAGCAAAGTGATGCTTATAATACCCCTGTGGATGCTCAAATTGTGGCATTGGAGGTCTCTGTGTACAAAAGTCCTGATACTTTGAATCTTCAATTTTAACATCTATTATTCCCTGATTATTTTTAAAAAATGTTAAATCACACGGAGTCTTAAATACATACCCAGTTGAGAACGCATCCATAATTGCTGGACATGCTTTCCATGTGGGAATTTTACCAAAGTCGTCTTTAGTTCCTTCTTTTGGAAATGGACATATCTCTCTTGGTGCCTTATAGTATTCATTTGTAATTGGATTTTTAACAAATCTATCTGCATCCTTATACCATTGAGGAATCACGCTTTGTGTTGGTGCTGGAACAGACTTGCTTTCTTTGTTAAGCCAAGGTCTGTATGATCTGAATATGGCAAGGTTTGCCTTGATATCCATTATTAATGTCCAAGTTCATTTATGTCTGTCATAATGACAACACAATATTTTGTTCCAGACTCCATTGGAAGTGATGCATGCTCGTAGATATAGTTGGAAGGGAAGACCGCTATATCTCCAACCTTTGGCTTGTAGACTAGATTATCAAGTCTTGGGAACTTTAAGTCCCCTCCTTCGTAATCATCATTGATATATATTACAGCAGATACAGTACAGTTATATGCTGGACCATGATCTGCATGAATATTAAAGTGTGTTCCTGAACCTTCATACTTTACAAAGTTGAATGCTTCGTAATATACAACATTAATACCCCAGTATCTGGCATAGTCATCTATACAGAACTTTAACTTTTCATATATCTCCTGATGCAAATCTATAAGTTCTTCATTCTCAGCATTTCTTGGTCCAAGATTTTCCTGCTTATATTTAAAGTCCACGCAGTCTCTAGCCTTTTTAATTGGCGTAGTTGAATTTGTTACCTGTGCTTCAGACCACTTATACTTTCCGTTTTGTCCTAGGTTTGATTCAAGTGTGCTGATATACCTATTAGCATCATCAAGAGAAAATGTATTATGATATACGTGAAGGCCTAAGCCAAGATTTTCTACACTTATATCGTTAGTTATTTGTCGTTCAGGGAGTCTATTTGATGCTGTCTCTGATCTATCTTTTGTAAACCAGTAGTTATCGTTTTCGTCATACGTATTCATAAAATGAACCTTTCTTTTGTAAGACTATTATATCACTTTACTTTATATAAGAAAAGTTAAAATTATTATTCTTCTTTGCCCCATTTATGGATTGGGCATTCTGCATTTACAAGTGTTGTTTTGGCTTTCATTATACATCCGCACTCTTTACACATTGTTGTAAGGCTAATAAAATGTGGGCATGCCTTGCATATTTCCATACGCTTATCTATCTTTGTTTGATCAGATATTCTTAGTTCTGGATCAAGAAGGTGCCATGGTCTTGAATCACCAAGTGACTGCTTCCACTTTTCCCAAGCATTTGTCATCAAGGACTAGTCTTCTGCTGGTGCTGAAAACGCTGTGCCATTATAGGTATATCCTAGATCTGTAGGATCTGTCTCTTCTACCTTCATGACCTTGATTGGTGCTGAAAACGCTGCAGTAAACTTGTCCGCAGTCATTGTATTTTCTTTACCCTGGACAAGACCAGTCAAAACATTATTGATAAAGAAGGCAAAGCACAATGACTTTACAGGAAAGACAGCATCTGCTGGTGTATCTGCAGGCAATGTCAAAGTCTCAGTTGACTCATTCCATACTGCATTTGCAACAACATTTTCCTTATTAAGCAAGACACGTCCAATAACTGTAGTAGCAGTCGTCATACTGTTCCATCTTTCGATGATTGGTGCTGGCACTACATCTTCTGGCAATGTAACTGAGTGAAAAACCTCAGATACTCCATCGCTGTTTGCTTCTGTTAAGAATAAATATTTCAT